ACCGCAGGCACCAGCACCTACACGGTCAATGGCACTGCGACCAGTCCGGCCACGGGCGTGTATGCGCTCTTTGTCACCAACACCGCCACGGGCTCGGTAGCGCTCGCAACCACGACGTTGGGCGCCGCGGCAACCCCTTGGGCGGTGATCGGCGGCACGTCGACCACGGGCACCAACGTCAATGTCGGCGGTATCGGCGGCGGTGTGGCGGGCGGCTTCTCAGGGCCCTATGCGCTCAACACACTCGGCGGCACCAGCACCTCCCAAGTGTGGGGTACGGCGACTTACAGTGCAGGCTACCCCGGCGGCAATGCGGCGGGCCAGGGCGGCCTCTACATGAACCCCGGCGATACGCTGCAATTCGTCAATGGCACCGATGCGACCGCGGTAGTGCAGGCGGTGGTGCAATACAGTATTGCGCCCTTGAGCCCGGTGCTCGCTTAAGTGGCGCTCACCGCCTACGGGTTCAGCGACCCGAAATATTTAAACCGCGCGAGCGTGCAATTTGGCGCGATTGCCGCGGGGGCAGCGGGCGTGACCTCCAAATTCATCGCCTTCGCGGCGCTGCAGTTGTTCGCGCTCTCGACTTATCAGACGGTCGCGGGCACGTCCACCTATACCAACACCGTGGGCGGGGTCGGGACCAGCGTTATCAACGGCCAGCAGCTCTCGGTCATCTATATCACCAACACCGCAAGCGCCGGTGCGACGGCCGCGCTCTCAACCACCACCATTGGCCCGTTCATCGCCGGCGGTGGCTTTGCCGCGGGCGGTACCGGTACCGGCCAGGTGGGCGGGGTGAATCAGTTTGCGCTCAACACCAGCGCAGGGGTGGGCGGGCAGGGCGGCATCACGGTCCCGGCGCAATCGCAGATCTATGTGGTATCGGGCACCGATGCGACCGCGGTTAACCTGTGCGCGATCGACTATCAAATCGCGCAGCAAGCGCCCTTAACTATTTAGGAGAGACTTCAAATGGCCAAGCTCACGCAACGCTCCTCCGGTATGTGGGAGACCCCGCAGATCACCAGTGAACAATCGGCGACCGAGTTCTATGGCGGCATGGCGCCGTCCAAAGAGGACGTCATCAAGAGCGCGAACGCGCGCGGGCAGAAGCGCCACGAGATGAAGCGCCAGGGCCTCGCCGACTTGGAAGTGCTGCCCGATTCGGCCGAGCTCGCCGGCAATGAACTAGTGGGTATTCGCGGCTCCGGGTACTTGACCAAGAAGAATCTCGAGTTCGGCGTGAACGCCATGTACAACACCTTACCGCCCGGCATGGATATCGAGGATCAGGAAAATTGCGACATCCGCGAGGAGCAGCTCGTGATCTATGACCGTGGCTTAGGCTACCCCGGCGATGGCTGGGCGCGCCGCCCGCGCGGTGAGCAGATGCTGCGCAAAATGGATGTCGGGCGCCCCGAAAAAACCAACTACCTGGGCACCAAGGCGCTGAACCCGAAGAATCCCACGGGGCAATAAGCCATGTCGAAAATAGTGCAGGAGAAGTATCAGGTCAATTACGACCAACAGGACAATGATGATGCCTTTGGCGAAGGTCATAGGGGGCAAGGCTGGATCACCGACCTCGAGGCGCGGGCGAAGAAGTGCATGCCGGGGCGCGAGGGACGGCCGGGCGGGGACTCTGATAGCCGCCCTATGAACAACGCGGTGATGTTCCATTCGCTCCCTCCGGGCATGGACATCGAGGACCAAGAGGTGTGCGATATCCGCAAGATGGGTATCAGCCTCAACGGCAATATGCCTGAGGACGGCGCCACTGGCGATGTCACCAACATGGAAGTCACTGCATCGAGCCTGCGCAAAGGCTTTCACCGCAAGAAGATGCTGAGCACGGATGATGCATACACCAGAGAACATAATGATGCGTTTTATGATGTCGTCGAAGTGGAGGGCGATGCGGGTTTTGTGGAACGGAACAACTATTTGGACAGGGTCTGAGTGTCATTGCGCTCTAACGGATAGTCCGTGACCGCGCCCGCAAGTCCCGCTAACGCTGCGTGTCCGAGCGCGGTGATGTTGTCGGACCCGAATGGCAACACCCCCACACTGATCTATACCGCAGGCGGTTTTCAGCTCCAGACCACGCCACAGCCAACGCTTGTGCTCGCGGATAACCACGACGGCGCGGTGATCGACACCACCTATCGCTGGCAGACGCCGGTGCTCGCAGGCTCAGGCACGCTCACTCAAACGGGCGGCAATTTGACTGCGACCTTGGGAACCACTGCCGGCAACGGCGCGGCCCTGACCTCGATTGAGACCTTCACCCCCTCGTACGGTAATTTGACCTATGGCACGCTGCTCATCACTGAAGCGGCGCCGGCCACCAACACCAATCGCTGCGTCGGGTTCTACACGCGACCCACCGTCTTTGCCGCGGCGACGCCAGTGCAGGATGGCTACGTGTGGGAGCTCGATATCACGGGCGCATTTGGCGCGAGTATCTACAACTCGGGCGTGCGCATCTTTCGGCAAACCACGAACGCGGCGGGCGCGCCCTTCACGCTCTCCCCGTACACCCTGGTTGCGATTGCCTATCAGGGCCTCAATGTCTTTTTTTACTACAACAACACCGGCGTCCCTGCGGTCACGGTGCCGATCTATGAGCCCTCGGTACTCGCGCTCTCCGTTGGGTTTCACGCCATCAACCATACCACGGGCCCCGCGCTCGCGCCCACCTGGTCAATTCCGGGCGTCGAGGTTGTTGACGGCGCTGGCGTCACCAAGACCATCTTCAACGGCCAGACGTTCAGCCGGCAGAGATTCCCGGGCAAGTTCGTACCCTTGACCGCGCTCTCGGTCGCATCTCAAGCGGCCATATGGACGCCTGCCAGCGGCAGGCGCTTTCGCCTGATGGGCTTTGTGCTGACCTCCGGTACCGTCGGCGGCAATGTGACGCTCCAGGATGGTGTGTCAACCACAATCCTCACCGTCCCCTTCGGCGCCGCGGGCGCAACCATTGTGAGCCCGCCGATGGGTAACGGAATCTTGAGCGCGGCGGTGAACAATGCACTGTATGCCACCGGCATTGCGACCCAAGCCTTGAGCGGGTTTTGCTTCGGAACTGAAGAGTGAGGCGTCCTTTGTCCCACTATTGATAGTGCGCTGACTTCACTAGGATAGTGTCTATGGCCTTTGACCCCAAAAAACCGCATGGCGTGGTCTACAACCACACTGAGATCGCGTTCGTGCAGGACGGTATCGACTACGGCCACGACCTGTTGCCGGTCGAGGTGGAAAATCCCAAGCTCGAAGCCAATCAGGCGCGCTCTGAAAAGATGAAAGAATCCTGGAGGCAGCGCCGTGAGCTGGAGCATAAATGACCCGATGGGGAATGAGTCATTTAAGTGCCGCTGGGAGATAGTCCGCTACACCCGCGGCCGGGGACTTGATCTAGGATCGGGGGTCGCCAAGACCTATCAACACTGGATCAGCGTCGATAACTGCGCCGATACCGCGCTCTTCGGCATGCCGATCAACCCCGATGTGAAGGTGGCTACTTGCGAGAAGCTCGACCTCTTCACCTCAGCGTCAATGGACTTTGTGTTCTCCTCGCACCTCTTGGAGCATTTTGAAGCGGCGAAAATTCCGAAAGTGTTGACCGAATGGTGCCGCGTAATCAAGCCGCACGGCTACCTGGTTTTGTATGTTCCAGATGCAGATGAATACCCGCGAATAGGTCAAGTCGGCGCCAATCCAGACCATAAAGTTGATATTACTTACGATGGTCTGATTGAGTGGATGGATGCCGTTCCACGCGGGTGGGATCTCATTGACTACCAGAAACGCAATCAGGCTAATGAGTATAGCCACTACTGCGTTTTTGAGGTGTTGTCATGAGGTGCATCATTTATTCATTGAGTTCATCCAGAGACGGAGAAGTCCGGTACATCGGACAGACGACCCAGCCGCTCAATACCCGGCTTTGCCAACACCGGAGGGCACAAGGCCTATCATGACAAAATTCGCGCGCAAATTTAGCTGGAAGAATCCCAAGCCGGCAAAAACTGCGGCGGTCTGCCGCTTCGGCGCTTTCGGCGATTTAATTCAAGCTTCATCGGTGTTCGCCGCCCTCAAGGCCGAGGGCTATCACATCACCCTGTATACATCCCCACCGGGTGATGAGATCGTCAAACACGACCCGCACATCGATGCTTTTTACATCCAGGACAAAGACCAGGTCCCTAATGGCAATTTGGGCGAGTACTGGGCGTATCACGCCAAAAAGTACGATAAGTGGGTGAATCTATCGGAGTCGGTCGAGGGCTCCTTCCTGACGCTCCCCGGGCGTACCTTGCACGCCTGGCCACCGGCGCTGCGTCATTCATTGCTCGATCGCAACTACCTCGAGACGCAGCACCAAATCGCGGGCGTGCCGTACCACCCAAAGATGCGCTTCTACGCATCGGCCGAGGAGCAGAGTTTCGCGCGCAAGCAGCGCGCGCGCATGGGGGACTTTGTGATCGCCTGGGCCTTGGCCGGATCCTCGGTGCACAAGACTTGGCCGTATCTCGATGCCATTATCGCCTCGATCATGCTTGACTTTCCGAGCGTGCATATCGCACTGTTGGGCGGTGAGGCGGCCAAATTATTGGAACGCGGCTGGGAGAAGGAGGCGCGCGTGCACCGCCGCTCTGGCCTCTGGTCGATACGCGAATCGCTATCCTTCATGGACGTCGCCGACATGGCAATCGGACCTGAGACGGGCTTGATGAATGCCGCCGCGCAACTGCCGTACCCGAAGGTCGTGTTCCTATCGCACTCGACGCATGAGAACCTCACCCGCGATTGGGTCAACACACAACCCTTGATGTCAGCCGGCACTCACTGCCCCGGCCGCGGCGCGAATGAAGCGCCCGCCTGTCACCAGCTCCATTATCAGTGGGAGCACTGCAAAAAACACGAGTCGGGCACCGCGCAGTGCCAGGCGGATATCAGCCCCGATCAAGCCTACCGGGTGATTTGGCACGTGCTGCAAGCGGAGCTTGAACAGCGGATGCGTGCGTGACCACCTCGAGCGCCTGGTCTTTCACGGTCGCGGCGGCCGATATCGTGCGCGAAATGATGTTGAACGTGGGCGCGATCGGGGAAGCCGAAGTAGCCACCGCGCAGGAATATACCGACTGCCTGCGCAAGCTCAACATGCTGGTGAAGCAGTGGATGGGCAAGCAGGACTTCGCGCCGGGACTCAAGATGTGGACGCGCCAGCGCGGTGATCTGTTCTTGGGCAACACCAAGTTCCAATATCAGTTGGGGCCCACCGGGGATAACTGGGCGGTGGGCGTCACCGGCGGGGCATTCAATCAGAATTACAATCAGACCACTTTGACCACGAGTGCGGCGCAGGGCGCTACCGCGCTCACCGTGGCATCGAGCGCGAACATCAATGTCAATGACTTCATCGGGGTGCTGGTGGGCGCGGATATTTTCTGGACCACGGTGGTTGCAGCGGGCGGCGGGGCGGTGAATCTTGCTGGCGGATCGGGCCTGCCCGGTGCGGCGAGCGCCGGCGCCTATGTGTGGAACTACACCACCAAGGGGCAACGGCCGGTGAATGTGCTCACCGCGGTATTGCGCGACATCAATACCAACGATACACCGCTTAATCCCCTGACCCTGGAGGACTACGAGGCGCTGCCAACTAAGCAGATGCCGACCTTCCAGGCCGATCCCACCGCCTACTACTACGAGAGTCAGATCGGCGCGAGTACCGCGGTCGGCTCCGGACAGTTCTACATCGACTGCGGCGGCGCGCAAGATGTGACCAAGCACTTGCACCTGGTGTACTTGCGCCCGGTGATGGATCTGGTCAACCCGGGTGATAACCCGGAGTATCCGCAACAGTGGTACCGGGCGCTGTGTTGGGGCGGCGCGCGCGAGATCTGTGCCATGTTCGATGCGGTTTGGACGCAGGACATGCAGATGAATTACATGGAAGCGATTGCCACCGCGCGCGAGGGCGATTCTGATACCACCACCTTCTACTTTCAGCCGGATGCGGGCTCGCCGTACGATCCATGAAGGTAGTCAGCCTCTTCGGCGGCAGCACGCGGCAAAAGTCGCTCGCGGTAACTTCGCAACGGCGGCTTAATTGCTATTACGAGAACCGTCCGGATCAGGACAAATCGAAGGTGGTGATCTACGGCACGCCGGGGCTGGTGGCAGCCTTTACCTTGGGCACTGTCAACGCGCTCCCGGTGCGCGCGTTCGCCGGCACGCAAAACGCGCTCTATGCGATTGCGTATAATCAGTTCCTGTACTTGAGCGCCCAAGGTTTGACGCTCTTTACCGGGGTTTTGAACACTCAAACGGGCAATGCCTCGATCGCGCCGAGTTCGACCCAAGTGATGATGGTCGATGGGGTCAACGGCTGGTTCTACACGCTCGCCGCCCGAACCTTGGCACCGATTACCGCCTTTCCGGCGATTGGCGCGCTCACCTGTACCTATGTGTCGGGCTTCTTCGTCGCCGAGCAGCCGGGCACGCAAGTCTTTTGGGTGTCGAACTTCAATGATTGCTCGACCTGGAACGCGCTCGCTTTTGCCTCTGCCTCGATCTATCCCGATACGATTCTCGCGGTCGATAACCTGATCGGAATTCTGGTGGTGTTCGGTCAGCAGCACACGGAATTTTGGAGTAACTCCGGGGCTTCCCCCGAGCCCTTCGTGCCGTTAATTTCAGCCGCGAATGAATATGGCCTGGCGGCAATCTTCAGCCGCGCGCACGTCGATCAGAGCATTATTTTTCTTGCCGTCACGCGCACCGGCCAGGTCGAAGCGGTGCAGATCTTGGGCTATAACGCGAACATCATCTCGGATGCGGATATGGAGGCGATTTGGAACAGCTTCACCACGGTGTCGGATGCAGTCGGGCTTACCTATGAGCAGGACACGCACAAATTCTATCAGCTGACCTTCCCGACCGCCAACCGCTCGTTTTTGTTCGATTGCTCGACGCGGCTGTGGAGTGAGGTGCAGACCGGCACGAGCGCGCTACCGACCCGGCATCAGGCGCAGTTCTCTGCCTACTACGCGGGGCAGACCTATTTCTCCGACTACGCGACGAACCAGATATACACGTTGAGCCCGAGTCAGTACACGGACAACGGCACACCCATCTGTCGCGAGATCATCACCCGGCACGTGCTCTCGAATTTCAATCGGGTGCGGATCTCGCTGCTCTATCTCGACATGGAGACCGGGGTGGGTTTGCAGACCGGTCAGGGTTCCGCCCCAATGGTCATGTTGCAGGTGTCGAAGGATAACGCGCGCACCTGGAGCGCCGAGCGCTGGGTGAGTTTAGGGGCGGCGGGTAATTACTTGGCGCGCGTCGTGTGGCGGCGCTTTGGCTCAGCGCGTGATTACGTATTCAAGATTCGCATGTCGGACCCGGTTAAATTCGTGGTGACCGAGGGGGCGATCAAGATCGCCGAACGTCCGCCGGCGGAGAAGATGGGATGAGCTTAAACTCAACCAGCCCGATCCCCACGCGCCCGATCATCACGCAGAAGGGTGATTTGCTCGATCGGCTCTATCAAGCGTGGTTCGGCGGCATTCAGCAGTGGTTGGGGCCGATTGGCCAGTACGGTCCCACCGCCGCGCGGCCGGTCAATAACCTGTACATCGGCCTGCCCTATTTCGATACCACGCTCGGGTATCCGGTGTTCGTCGCGCAGGTGAGCCCGAGCATCGTGTGGACCGCGGTCGGAGGCGGCACGGTCACCTCGGTCGCCAGCACCACGTTGACGATTGGCGGTACGTCCGCCGTGCCCACGGTGAATTTGTCGGGCGCGCAGGTGACGAATATCGGCCTGGCGGGCACGGCGTTACAGCCGGTCACGGGATTGGGTGGCAATTACACTTACGCCTCGCTCACGCTGAATACGGCCGGTCAGATCACCGCGGTCGGGAATGGCACCGCGCCGGTGAGTAGTGCCAATCCATCGGGCACCGTTGGGCTTGCGGCCGTCAATGGTGTGGCGAGCACGTACTTGCGGTCGGACGGAGCGCCCGCACTTTCGCAAGGCATCGTTCCGACGTGGACGGGCGTACACACGTTCAGCGCGCAGGCGGTGTTCAGTGCCAGCTTGCTCATACCGAACGCGACAACGCTGAAATTCAAAAACTTGGCTGGCAGCGCTCTCGGCGTGCTTCAGATGTTCAGCGACAACAACGTGTACTTCGACAGCCCCGTCTCGGGCGGTAGCATATTTTTACGGTCCAACGCGGGGGCGGCCACATGGACTTTCGGCAGCAACGGCGCGCTTTCATGCCCTGGCGCAGTCACCGCGACTGGCGGCTTGGGTGTCAACGGCGCAAGCCCGCCCGCGCAAGTGACGGGCTTCGGTACGCCCACGGGCGCGAGTGTGATTGCGAATTTCCCCGGCGTGAGCGCGACGCTTGCGCAGTGCTCGGCGGCCATTGCCGAAATCCTCACAATCATGAAAGGCATGGGAGTGGTCGGCGCATGAGCGAGATCGCCCAAGTGCTCGCCGAGCTCAAGAAACTCAATGGATTTATGGAGCAGATTCTATGCGTGCAGAAGTTGCAAGCCGAGATGTGGAAGGCGAAGAGCCGTGCAGCCAGTAGCGGCGTGGGAGGGGCTACCGCCGAGCCTCACCTGGAAGGAGCGGGTGTGCTTACTGACCTATCACTCGCTCGCCCACGTGAGTCAGCAGGAGGCGCCCGTGACGCATCTATTTGAGCCGGGCGAGTATGTGCGCGAGATGCGCGTACCCGCCGGCATGCTCTTGACCGGCGCTGAGCATTTGCTCGGCCATCGCTTGGAGCTTATCGAGGGCTCGGTGCTCATGTTTGCCCCCGAGGGTAAATTTGAGTTTGACGCCTATGCCTTCATGGACACCAAGCCCGGCTTCCATGCGGTGGTCTATACGGTCACTGACATGGTGGCGCGCTCACGGCATCCGAACCCGGACGAAGCGCGCGATGTGGTGGCGCTCGAGGGGCGCTGGTTTGGGGCCGCTGCACCGGTGATCGAACAAGGGCGGCTGCTATCCGAACGCTTGAAGGATCTGTCATGGTCTGTGCAATCAGTGTAGGGGCGGCCGTTGCCATTGGTGCGGCGGCGGTGGTGGGGGCTGGGGCCACGGTGTATGCCGCGGATAAGTCAGCGAGTGCGGTGACCAGTTCGACCAACGCCTCGATTGCCGAGCAGAATAAGGCGCTCACCCAACAGCAGCAATTGAACGCTCCGTACTCGGCGATCGGCACCGGCACGAACGGCAATAATGGGGCAATCGCGCAATATCAGAATTTGCTCGGCTTGGGACCGCAAGGCGCGGCCGGCGAGGAGGCGGCACTTGCCGCAACGCCGGGCTATCAGTTCGCCCTGAACCAAGGCACGCAGGCGACCACCAACGCGGCGAGTGCTAATGGGATGGCGTTGTCCGGCAATACGTTGGAGTCGCTCGATAGCTTCTCCACGGGCTTGGCCGATAGCACTTATCAGAATGCGGTGGGCAACGCGCAAAACGCGGTCGGTATCGGCCAAGCCGCCGCGGCGGGGCAGGCCGCTAACATTGGTAGCGCCGCGGGCAATATTTCGAACTCGCTCACAACCCAAGGCAATACCATCGCCGGCATTGATGCCAATGAAGCGGCGGGTGTTACCAAGGCGCTGTCGGGCGGGGTCAATCAGGCCACCACTTTGAACACACTCTCGGGTTTGAATAATCCGGGTGGTGGGATCGGGGGTGATGGAATCGGGGGTGGTTATGGAACAGGCGCCAATTCTGCGCTTAATAATCCGAACTTCTTCTCGGTACCGTGACATGGCTTCCTTCGACCCCTCCGTACTCTCCGACATCGGCTCAAGCGGTCCCGACATCGCCGGCTCCATGGCCAAAGGCTTTCAACTGAAAGACATGGTCGATGGGCAGCAGATGAATCAACTGAAACTCAATTCGCTGAAAAGCGATCAGGCCGATCAGACCAAAGCCAAAGGGATACTGTCCTCCGCGGACCTCACCACCGAGAAGGGCTTGACCGAAGCACAGGAGAAACTCACGCGCGCAGGACTACCGCAGCAGGGCCTGGACTTACGCAAACACGGTCAATCGGTTATTTCGGGCGAGCTCGATAACAAACTAAAGCAAGTCGATTTACATTCCGCTGCGGTGGATGTGGTGTCCGGCGGCATCGATAAGATTTGGCAGCAAGCGACCGCGATGAAGAACGAAAAGACCCCGGACGGGCGACTTAAGTACACCGATGCCTCGGTGAACGCGTGGATTCAGGGCCAGATACCGCTCGAGGTCTCCAGCATTCAAAGTGATGCGGGCTTGCCCGAGGATGTGAAGAAGACGGCGCTACAGAATATCAATTCGCACCTGGCGAAAGGTCAGCAGATGACCTATGACAGCTTGACGCAAATCGAGCGCGGCACCAAGCAGGGCCAGGCGCAACTGAAGTCTATCCGCGATGACCTGACCGCGCAGACCGGGGCGAAGCGTGAGCAAGCCTACGAGCGCTCGGTGGACAATCAGGGCCGGTTAGGCCAAGAGCGCGTCAACCAGGGCCAAGAGAAAATCGACAACGCAAAGCAAAAGTTCATCTCGCAAGGTTTTTCAGATCATCAGGGGGAGATGCTTGCGGCACTCGCCGATGCCAATGTCTCCCTGCCGGCGGGCCTGCGCTCGCAAGCGCAAATCAAGGCGACCATCGACGGTTTGTATGCGGAGCATCCGGACCTCTCAGCCAAGGAGATCACCGAGGGCATCAAGAGCGGGAAACTCAAACTCGCAGCCGAGACCAAAGCGGCGCAAACCGCCGGCACGCAGATTGGCAAGGTGTCGGTTGCGGTCAATGAGATTGAGCCATTCGGGCGCCAGGTTCTCGAGGCATCGAAAGACATCCCGCGCGGTAGCAGTCTGACCATGAACGGCCTCATACAATTGGGCGAGAAGGAGGTACAAGATCCGAAGCTGCTGGTGCTGCGCGCGAAATTACAAGCGCTCAATAACGCCTATGACCAGCTGGCCGCGCGTGGCGGTACCGACAAGGACAAGCGCGAGCACATCCATTCGCTTTTCGACGCGCGTTTGAACGAGGCGAATGTTCAGGCCCTGGTCAAGGCGGTGAACGAAGAAGGCGCTGGGGCGAAGGAGGCGGCCGACAGGACCATCGGGGAGGTGTCCGGTACCTCAATCCCAGGCACGGGCCAAACGCCAAGCCAAGGAAGACCCAAGCAGGTCTCTTCCGATGCCGACTACAACGCCTTGCCGAGTGGGACGGACTTTATTGGCCCTGACGGCAAGCATCGGAAGAAGCCGTGATGGGCTGGCAAGATGCACCCGTAGTCGATTCCGCAGACTCAGCGCAACCCGCGTGGATGAGCGCGCCTGAAGTCACCGCCCCCGCCGCGGCAAAGCCAGAGCCGGACAAGCCACAATTTGACCCGAATAAGTATAATTTAGTCGCAAAGGCGACCGACCCGATAGTGAACGCGATTGCCGAACCTGGTATGCAATTAGTGAGCGGGGCGTATCATGCAGCAAAGGGCGGACTGACAGGGATCTATGACATTGCCACCGGGCAGGGCACTGATGAGGCAACCGCGGACATTGAGTCCGAGGAAGCCAAAACCTATCGGCCGACTACACCCGTTGGCAAGGCTGTTTCCAAGGCAGTCGGCTACATTCCCGCACGCCAAGCAGAGCTTGCTAAGCTTGCTGGTGGCGGCGTTGCAGCGGGTTTTACAAAATTGGGTGCAAGTCCTGAAGTCGCGGGCGCCGCCGGTGCTACGGTCGATACGGGCCTCAATATGGTGGGTCCGGGAACGCTGCTCAAAGGCGCTCGCGCGCTCAAAGGCGCCGGGCGCGAGCGCGTCCCCGCCAAACCTAACTTTGACGATGTCGAAATCCCCGGCTATGGTCGAGTCTCGCAAGGCGATAAGACCGTTCAGGCTGACATGGTCCAAAAAGCCCGCGCCGCCGGCTACGTCCTCAAGCCCTCAGAAGCCGGCGGCAAAGCAGGGAAGGTTGCCGAAGGCTTAACCGGCTCCCCGCGCCTCTCGATTGAGGCATCGCTCAAAAACCAGCCCGTTACCAACAATCTCGCCGCCACCGAGATCGGGCTACCGAAAGGCACCAAGGTCACCAATTCGGCGTTACGCGAAGCGGCCAAACCGCACAATGCGGTGTACAAAGAAGTCGGTGCGCTGGGTGGCATCGATACCGATGATGTCTATCACAAAGCCATCGAATCGGTGGGGCGCACGCCCGGTACCAGCTTCAAAAAGGTGTCGAGTCCCGACATTGACAAATTGCGCGATCAGTACGCTGAGGCGCACTTCGAAGCGGCCGATGCAGTACTTGAAGTGCGGCGTTTACGCGCTGCCTCTGGCAAGAACTTAAAGGCGCCGCTCGCACCCGCGCAAAATGAATTAGGCCACGCGCAGCGCCAGGTGGCCGATGCAATTGAGGATCAAATCGAGCGCCACGCAACCGAAGCGGGGCAGACCGACTTGGTGGCACGCTTGCGTGAATCGCGCGCGGCGCTTGCAAAAATTCACAGCGTGCGCGCCGCGTTGCTCGGCAACACCGGCGATATCTCGGCGGTGAAACTCGCCAAGATGCAGCAGAAGGGCGCGCCCCTCTCCGGTAACTTAAAACTCATCGCCGACGTCGCGGATGAGTTTGGCGAAGTCACGCGCGATGCCACCAAGCTCAAGAACAAAGTCCCGGTGACCGTGCTCGAGGGCGGCGCGGGACTGGCCGGGGCCGCTATGACCGCGGCGCACAGTCCCGGGGTCGGTATCCCGCTCTTAGGCGGCATGATCGCCCGCCCCGTCGCGCGTAAATTCCTGCTCTCTGATACCTACCAAGACACCTTGGGCCAGGGGCCGAAGAAGGCTAACACCATCGCCGATATCGAGAGCAGGTGAAAGTGCTCTTGATCTCCATGGACTCGGTCGGGGAGCTGTTACCGCTGGCGTGCCGCTGCGTGGCGGCGGGGCACCAGGTGCGCATCTACTTCAGCTCCGATAACCACCCCGACACAGGCAAGGGCTTTAAAGGCGTAGAGCGCGTCGCATCGTGGTTGGGGTCGGTCAAATGGGCAGACCTCGTGGTGCCCTCCGGCAACCACAACTTCATGCCCAAGCTCGATTCCTTACGCAAGGCGGGCATCTGTGTGTTTGGCCCGTCGAGCGCATCGGCAGCGCTCGAGATCAAGCGCGCGGAAGGCATGAAACTCTTCACCGAGCACAACATCGAAGTACCGCCGTGGAAGCAGTTCGCTGACCTCAAAGCCGCCGAAGCGCACGTGCGCAAAACCGAAGCGCGCTATGTGTTCAAAACGTTGGGCGATGAGGAGGACAAGAGCCTGTCCTATGTGGGCAAGTCAGCCGCCGACATGATCGCGCGCTTGATGCGTTGGCAGGACTTGAAGTTGAACCCCAAAGGCCCGGTGATGCTGCAGGAATTTGTCGAGGGCATCGAGTTCGCAGTCTCGTGCTGGATGGGAAGTGAGGGCTTCATCGGTAGCCCTAATGAGAATTTCGAATTCAAAAAACTGCTCTCCGGCGATGTGGGACCTAATTGCG